AGGCATACCCAATATCAAAGTAAAAGTACAAGGTCGCAAAGTATCTACATTTGATAGTGGCGGAAATGAAACAACAGGCGTTTATTCCACTAATCCTGTTTGGTGTTTATTAGATTTTTTAAGAAATGAAAGATATGGAAAAGGTATTGCTGATAGTAATTTAGATATATCTAGTTTTTACACCGCATCTCAAATAGCTGAAACACAAGTCACAGAATATTTTGAAGCAGGTAGTTCTATTAATTTATTTGATTGTAATGCAGTTATTAATACCAACAAAAAAATTATAGATAACGTCAAAGTATTTCTCAAAGGTATGCGAGGATTAATGCCTTATGTTCAAGGTAAGTTTAAATTAATTATAGAAAATTCTGGAACTGCAACATTCACCCTTAATGAAGATAATATCATAGGTGGTATTAAATTAGAAAGTGAACGTAAAAATGAAAAATACAATCGTGTATTAATTAACTATATTAATCCAGATAAGAACTACCAAGCAGATACAGTCGTTTATCCAGAAACAGATGCAGAACATCAAACATTAAAAACTGCTGATGGTGGATTTTTACAAGAAGCAAATGTCACTTTAGATACTATTAGTTCACCTTATCAAGCATTAGAATTTGGTAAAATTATTTTAAACAGAAGTAGAAACAATCTTAAATTATCTTTAAGAGCAAATTATCAAGCATTAGATATAGCGATAGGCGATATAGTTAATGTGACTTCATCAGTCTTAGGAATGACTGATAAACCATTTAGAGTCAGTGGTATGTCTTTAAATGCTGATTTTACTGCAAGTCTATCCTTACAAGAACATCAAGATAGTTGGTATGTATGGGAAGAAAACCAAGAAGTAGCAACCATAGGTGACACAAATTTCCCAGACCCTTTTACTATTCAACCACCTTCTTCATTAACATTAGATGATATTATGGTGGAATATAATGATGGTAGTGTTTTGACTAGACTGTCAGCTACCATTGGTGCATCAACAGATAAATTTGTTAGTGAATATGAAGTAGAGGCAAAACAAACTTTAGATAGAAATGGTGTTGCGGTTGTAGATGAATTTAGAGTTATTGGTAGAGGTACTGCATTAGAATATTTTTTATTGAATGCCATTGATGGTGCAGAGTATCAAGTACGAGCAAGAGCAATTAACAGTATTGGTGTCAAATCTACTTATGTGACTGCATCAAGAGTTATTGTTGGGCAAACTGAAGTTCCTAGTGATGTCACAAACTTTTCTATCAATGTAGTAGGCGACCAAGCATTATTATCTTGGTCAGCTATTCCAGACCTTGACCTTGATTATTATCAAATCAGATTTAGTACCGATACAATTACTCCTTCTTGGATAAATTCTTTTGATTTAGTAGATAAAATTGGGCGACCTGCCACTTCAATTACTGTTCCACTTAAAACAGGTAGCTATCTCATTAAAGCAGTGGATAAATTAGGCAACCAATCTGCTAATGAAACTATTGTCACTACTAATATTTCTAGCGTTAATTATGTAGCTGATACTACTATTAACGAACATACAGGATTTACAGGAACTAAAAGTGGCGTTTCTTTAGTCACTATTAATGGAACTAATTATATTGGATTAACTGCAACAGGAACTGTGGGGGTTAGCACAACAAGAGTACCTGCCACTGGAACTTATGAATTTACGAATACGATTGATGTTGGAGCAAAATTAAAAGTTAATTTTACTGCTACAGTGAAACAATTTACCCAAGATGTATCTGAGTTTTTTGATGGTGGCAGACCAGATAGTACAACATTAATAGATGATGGCAGACCTTCGCCTTTTGATGGTGCATCTGGTGGAAATGCTCATAGTTTATTAGAGGTAGCTACCTCAGATGATGATATTACTTATTCAGAATTTAGTCAGTTTGTGGTGGGTGAATATGTTGGTAGATATTTTAAATTTAGAGTAAAATTTTTATCTGATGATTTAAAAGCAAGGTCATTGATAGAAGAATTATCTGTATCATCAACCATTCCTACTAGACGAGAAAGCGGAAATGATATTGTAAGTGGTACAGGTGGCAAGACAGTCACTTTCACTTATCCATTTAAAGTCAATCCTGCTTTGGGTATCTCAGCACAATCTTTGGCTAATGGTGACTATTATGTGATTACAGGAAAGAGTACATCTCAATTTACCATTGAATTTTTTAATTCTTCCGATACAAGTATAGACAGAACTTTTGATTATATAGCCGAAGGAGTAGGTCAAGTAATAACATAATGAGTCAAGTATCACAAATAACCATAGACAACCAAGCATTTGCTACATTCCGTAGTACAATGAATGCTAGTTTTTCAGCATTAAATTCTGGTCATATTGGTAGTTCAAGACCAAGTTCAGCAGAGGCAGGTACTATTTGGCTAGATAATTCTGTGGCTAATACAATCACGATGAAATTATTTGACGGAACAGATGATTTAACTTTATTCTCTGTTGCAACTGATACTAACGTGGTCACCTTACCTGCATCAGTGACAGTGACAGAAACTGACCCCAATGCGATACCATTCGCAATAGCACTAGGATAAAAAAATGGCAAACGTATTTAATTCAACAACAGCACAACTTACAGATAACACCTTAACCGATATTGTATCTACGACTGCTAATAAGCAGATTGTGGTCGGTCTAAATTTAGCTAATACAGGAACTGCAGGTATCAATGTAGATGTTTACTATAATGATGGTAGTTCTGGAGCATCAGATATTTATATTTGTAAAGATGTATCTATTCCTATTAATAGCAAAGTAGAAATAATCAAAGGGAAGTTAGTATTGCCAACAGGTTCAAGTCTAAAAGCACAATCAGACGCAACAGGTGGCGATTGTGATATTATCGTATCACTGCTAACTGATGTCAGCTAATGGCAGATACAAACGATATTTTTTACGAAGGCAGTAGAGCAGGAACAGATGATGTTGATGTTCTACATAAATCCACAATAACAAAATCCCTAGTTATCCCCTCCGATAGTAATGCCTTAATGGTAGGCACAGTGACTATTGATGGAACAATAACAGTAGATGGAACATTGGTGATTGTATGACAATAGAATTTGACGGACAGAATAATAAATTAGGAACAACGACTGCTAATAGTGTCACGATTAAGACCAATGACACTGATGCTATTACTGTTGATAGTTCACAAAATGTAGGTATTGGGACAAGTAGTCCTCAATCTGAACTTCACGTCAATTCTTCGGCAAATGCTGATATTCGTCTTACTAACGATACTGTAGGTACTGGTGTAAGTGATGGTTTAACGATTACTATGGCAACAAACAGTCTTGCAAGTATAAACCAAAGAGAAAATGCACCACTATTATTTTATACTAACAGCACAGAAGCTATGCGTATAGATAGTTCTGGTAACTTGCTTGTTGGAACTACAAATCCTACGCCTTCAATCAATGGCGTTGAAGGTATTGCTTTGTCGGCAGGTCTTTATGGTGGTCGTTTAGAGGCTTGTCGTGATGGCAATGCACCAGTTTCTTTTGGTCGCCTTACGTCAGATGGCGTTATTTTGGACTTTAGTAAAGATGGTTCATCTGTAGGTAGTATTGGGTGTGGTTCTAATAGTAGATTAATTATTAATGGTGATACTAATGGTATTGCTTTTGAAAGAGCAGGAACAGAAGAAATAAGAATTGGCAATAATGTATTACAACCATCAGATGATAATGATTGTGATTTAGGATTAATTACTAGAAGATTTGATGATGTTTATGCCACTAACGGAACTATCCAAACATCTGACCAAAATGAAAAACAATCTATTCAATCCTTAACTGCTAGTGAAATTGCAGTTGCTCAAAGAATATCTAAATTATTTAAAACATTTAAATTCAATAGTGCAGTAGAAGAAAAAGGGGATAGTGCGAGAACACATACAGGTGTGATTGCACAAGATGTTCAACAAGCATTTACTAATGAAGGATTAGATGCAGGTAACTATGCTTTA